CGTATCCTCTATCCCTGTTTTTTGCTAAAACAACACCATCGCTAAGTCGCACTCCAGCTACCACACATTCTTGTAATAGGGGTGATTTAATTTCTTTTAAAAGATTACTCAGTTTAATCATACTAATAAATAGTTTGATACTCCCAGACATATCCTCCACCCTGCTTATATTTTCCAATGCAGCACCCGTAAATACTATCTCGGCCTACTTCACAGACTTGCGATGCTTGCTTTATGCTGGGATATGTTTCTAGGTAGGCTCCGTCTAGAGTAAGTTGCCTAACTGGTTTATATTTAGCTTTTGCTATGTTGTTTCTCTGTTCAGTGGTTAACTTTCTACCTTTGTTTGCTTTTGATATTTTTTGTCTAACTCCATCCGACGTTAGTTTTCCTAAATTAGGAGGAATAAGTTGTCCTGATGCATATAATTCTTTCATAGTCTTAGAATGGTCAGGTCTGGGTATTCCTCTTTTTACTTCGTAAGCTGCTTTAACCTTAGGAGAATTTTGCCTAGCTCTTTGATTGTTTTCAACATACGCTATTTTTTCTAACTCCGTATACGCCTTGCGAGTATTCCCACCAGATCCTCCTTCTGCTATATTGTATCCAATAGTAGAATTTAACGAATTATAATAGCTAATCCAGTATTTTTCGCGGTCTACTAACTTCTGCTCACTAATACAAGTTTCTAATATCTCTTTTTTAAAATTACTTCTACCATATTTCTTTATAGCTTTTAATAGCTTAACACCAGATCCAATATAATGCTCGTTGTTATTAGAATCTTTTCCAATATAAATTTTACCGTTTATTAAATTTGTAGTCTTGTAAATTACCATAATAGAATCCTTTATAAATATCTCTATTATAAATATCTACAAGACTACTTAAAATAATTTAAACTACATCGCACTGTCCTCCTTGACATGCAACTTCGCCCTTAAGGTCTGTGTTATCTGTAACTTCTACAACTTTAGAAAGATCTATGTTTGTTAAAGATTTCATTAATTCTTCATACTTCTCCTTAGTGCAATCTTCGAAAGGTGCTTGAATATAGCTATGATTTGAATAAGGTAAAACTGATAATCCGTTGTAAAACTTGCGCTCTTGCCACATCCATTGTCCCACTGCTTCCCACTCATCTTCTTTAATTGAAACTGTTGCAGAAATATTATGTGTGTTTTGACCTGTTCTATGACCCGGTTTAATCCAGTTTTGATAGAAAAACTTTACTCTTTCTAATAAATCTAATGCGGATTCATGCCTTAAAATAGCTCCTTCTGGTGCTTTTTGTGGAACAGAGATAACTGCTGTATCATGAGGTCTAAAGTATTCATCTTGAATAAGTTCTGGATGCTCTTTCACTAAGTAATCGTAGATAGCTTCGTTTTTACCTACTCTAAGTCTACGGATATAGTAGTCATTGTGCCAAGCATGAATACCACTTGAAGTACCTAAAGTTAAAGATGAAGTACCACTTGGTTTAATGGTTGTGGACCTAGCTGTTTTATTAATTCCTATCAATAAAGCTACTCTCTCATTTTCTTCATTTACAATATTTGCTGCTTGCTTTAAATCTAACTTTTGAGCCACCCCTGATCCAATACCAGTCATTCCTATTCCAATCAACGCATCTTTTTCAGTTGTACGTTGCCAAATAGGTCGTAGGTAGTGAAAACTAGTGTAAGAAGCTTGCAAAGTACCAATGAAAGCTGCTGCTTTTACTCTTGTATTTAGATCATCTTGATCAACTACATCAGAAACATTTACTTCACATAAATTACAGAACTGAAACGGACGTAGAGCAATTTCACAACATGGGTTAGTTCCCCAATCCTTATCATTACTGAAGTAAATACCAGGTTCACCTGCACCACTTGCTTCTATTTTCTTCCATAACTCAAAAAAGAACTCCTTTGTAATTTTATTACGCAATAATACTGCTGAATTATTGGCACGACCTCTCTGTGGATTAGCTTCCCACCATGCTCCAGACTTAGCACCAATCATATCTTGATCGTCTGCACTAAATAAACTAATCAAAGCTGCTCTTCTGATACCACCTGCAAGTACTGCATCTGCAATATGACAAATTATATCATGTACTTCAATAGGTTTTAACTTATCATTATCCTGCTTATTATCTAAGATACCTTGCACCTTAATCAAACACTCTTTTAACGGTTGAGGACCTGGTGCTTTACCACCTGAGGTAATTAAAGCAGCTCCCTTTGGTCTAATATCAGAAAAGTCAAAAACAGGAGTAGAACCACCTTCAAAATAAGCTCTTACTAATATTTTTACAGCATCAGCCCATCCTTCAATACTATCTCCAATTAAAAAACGTCTAGTTTTCTTAGGATCTGGTTTTCTGATTTCAGGTAGTGCCTCTATATGATGCTTTTGAACAGAAAATCCAACACCAGTACCACCTAATAATAAGAACATCGTTTCACTAAAAGCTCTCCAATCATCAATTGGTAAATAAGCACAGTTGTAAATACGGTTAGGACTAATTTCAATAGGCTTACCTGCAAACTGCATTGAACGCATGGAAGGTAAGGCTTTTTTATCGTATACAAATTGATAAGCACTTTCAATTTCTTCACTTAACTGAGGAAACTTCTTTACATGCATTGCTTTGTTTCTGTCTACTAACTCTTGCCAAGTCTCTCTTCTTTCTAACCAAGGATCATATTTCGCATACTTCATATATACGGTTAAGTCCGATAAAATTTTACTACTTATTTCCATTTTTTAAATATTTAATTGTTGATTCAAAAATTCTTATATCTTCCCTGAAAAGGCCTAGGCCTGTATTACAGCCATGACACAGCAATCCTCTAACTTACCCTGTTACATGGTCATGGTCTATCTTTATATCTATTGTACTTAAAAAGATTCTATTACAAATAGCACAAGCATTCTTTTGACTTTGCAGCATACTAATGTACATCTTTTCCGTTATGCCGTACTTTTTATACTTATAAACTGTTTTATTATACCTAGCAGCTCTTTTATGGGAGCATGACTTACATAGGGTATGTTTACTAGTTGAATTTTTGTAAAATGCACTATCAGATAAATATTGGTTACAATCTTTGCATAAAGTATTCCCACTCTCATCAAAAGAGCGACCTACCCCACCTTTTAATATTGATTGTGTACATCCTCTACATAACTTGCCAATGCCTCTCTTCATTCCCTGCTTAGTTTTAAAAACACGAATTGTTTTACAAATAGAACAACCTAACTCATACTCCGCCATTTTACTTTAAGGATTTTATAAGGTTTGTTAAATTTGATTTTGGTGTTACACCTACAATACGTTTTACTTCTTGACCGTCTTTTTCAAAAATAATTGTTGGGACAGAGGTTATTCCATAAGCTGCTGCTGATGGATTTACGTCTACATCAATGATTTCAAACTGTACGTCTGTATTTTCTTTTGCAACTTCTGCTACTACAGGAGCTAGTGCCTTACAAGGACCACACCAAGTTGCCGTAAATCGTTTTACTACAAGCATGTTTTTATTTTATAATTTTAGAGATAGGTTTATCCTCAGAAAATACGCTAATTTTCTGTAGATTCCAAATGTTTCATCGATTAATACTCGATAATTTAGCTAAGTGGTATTTTACTTGTTACATCTACGTAAGAAGCATGTACAGTAGGCGGCCTGAAGGTTGGATCAACCATGTTCATTGCAACTAAATCATTTACACCAGTACTTTCCATTTGAAATACAAATTGCTCATAGGTTGGTTCATTTACTGGTGGAGCGTACGCTGATTTTTTTTGGGCATATAAGGCTGCTAAATCCATATTATTAAACTTTTGTAATTATAAATAGATCTATTTAGATAATTCAAAGAGTGATGTTCGTAGAAAATTCCTTTCACTTGAAGTAAAACTAGTTCCAATCTTTTTATTCTGTGTAGTATCTTCATCTATAACAAACTCATCTTCACTCATTTCCTTATCGCTAATATCTATACTACCGTTGTTTGTATTTATTTTTGCACTAAAAGTCATCCCATCACCCCCGTATCTATTCTTCATAATATGTATTCTTCCAGTTCCGTTTGTTTTATCCTGTCTTTTTCTTGATAAAGACATTGCAAAATCTGCAATCATCATTTTATTATAAGATCCTGCTGCTTTATCACCTTCAATTACATCATCTTTAGCACCGGCTCTATTTACCTGAGAAACTGTCCAAATTGGCGTTTGAATTTCTCTTGCAAGAGCTTTAGTAGACATGTAGATATCGTCGATTTCTTCCTTTCTATCTATTGATTTACGCTTAGCTTTCAATAAGTCTACGTAATCAATAATAATAAGATCTGGTTTATGTCCTAAATCTGTACATTTTTGAATATGAGATTCAATTGTTGCTATTGAAGCTTTTCCCATTGGAAATTCTTTAATAGTTAGTTTACCTGTTATTTTACCTACTACTTCATCTATCTGAGCTCTATGTTTAGACAGCTCTCTCACGTCTATTTCTGTAAAGATAGAATCATACCTCTTTCCTGTATAAATTTCTGATAGTTCTAATGTATAGTGATTAACGTTTTTACCTTCAGCTACAGCTTTAGCTCCTAAATTTGCTAGAAACCAACTCTTACCACTACCAGGACCCCCAAATACTAATCCTAAATCACCTGCTCCCAACCCTTCCATTAATAATTCATTGATAATAGGCCATGGGGTTGGTATTGCCTTTCTTTCTTCCTCTCTGTACCTTACTTCTGCACCTTTTTCATACTCATGTCCTATATTCTTATCCATACCAGCTTTAAGAGCTGAATCAATTAAATATCTAATATCGTCGTATTGACCTTTTTCAAGTAGATCAACTGAGGATAGTAATGCTTTCTTTAGTTGCTGATTTTTACAGAAGTTGGAGAATTCCTGTTCAATATATTCCTGATCTTCGTTTGATACTTTATAAGCTTCTTTTAACTGCTCAACGACAGAAATCTTTAATACTTCATTATCTACCTTTTTAGCTTCAATGACTAGGGCCTCTTTAGTAGGAGTTGCATGGTATTTGTAGTGGTATTTTAGAATTTCTTCAACAATCCATTTATGTGCTGGGTTATCAAAGTAATCTTCCTCTAATATATCGTGTATGTTTTGTAAAAACTCTCTGTGTTTAAGTAGACTTGATAAAACTTTTATTTGAAAACCTACACCATAACTATTGAGCTGACTAAGTACTGCCATAACTTATTTCATTTTGTATTCTGATAATTTACTAAAAATTTCATTAACCCAGACATTTGGGTTTAATATAGTCTTTCCTAATTGATCTTCCTTATATAATTGCATAAAAGCAACAGGATCAAAATTATTTCTTGCATTGTTTAATAGTCCGTCTAGTCTCTCTGCGTCTTCTTCAGGAACGTTAGGATCTTGCAAATCCATTAGCTTTTTATTAATGCTTAATTGCTGTCTGTAATTGTAAATATCTACAAACTTTCCTTTCTTTCCTTTACACTGTTCTAACAGGTTTCCAACACTTACAATTTTATTTGTTGTTAAGTCAGGAAACATTTTAACCAATGTTTTTATACCAATTCCTTTGACCTTTGGTACATTATCTCCTTTGTCTCCTACTATTATTTTATGAGTCAAAAAATTATGAGGTGGGATACTATAATCCCTGAGTACTTGTACTGGGTTATACATTGTTTTCTTTACAGGAGAATATACTGAAACAGTATCAGAAACTAACTGTAAATAATCTTGATCTGTAGAAAGTATTACAACCTTTTCAGGTAATCTAGTAGTCAAGTAGCCAATTACATCATCAGCCTCTATTTTATCAATAGCAACCAAATCCACAGGAAGACATTTTAGGTATTCTACTAGCCTTACTATTTGATTAGTAATTGCTTCTGACTCTTCTTCTTGGTTATCAAATGCATCCCAATTAGAAATTTTGGCAATATGTCTATTTGCTTTATATTCTGGATATAAGTAACGTTTGTTAGTTGAACCTCCATGTCCGTCAAACACTAATATAACTCTTGTAGGTTCTATATCTCTGATAGCAGCTCCGATTGATTTCAAAAAACCTGCTAAACCTCCTATATGTACACCACTTGGATTCAAATGGTGTATTGCTACAAAATTACGAAGAAAGGTATTTAACGAATCTACAATAAGAACCTTGCTATTTTTATGCAAGGTCGTTACTGGTTGAGATTCCATTTGTTCAAACATTTTTCTGTAATCCATCTTTTTTTTGCTTTGCTAAGGGATTGGCTAGCCGGTCAGCTATCCGTTCACTTACTATTTGAATATCTCTCTCAGTTGGTGTATAATCGTTCATCAACTGAATTGGCACCCCATCCCAAGAACTTAAGTAGCATTGGACATTGAAACCTCTTGCCCTGCATTCATTGTATAGTTCAATGTAGCGCTTTTTTAAATAACCTAGCTTATTATAGAAAAAAGATACGTGTCCTTTTCCTAAAGTAAACTGAGCAGGTGCAGTTTTAAGATTATACCTGCCTCTTGATACTACGTTTGGGATACGTTTTAACTCTCTGTGTTCGGCCATTACATGCTTATCAGTAAGTTGCTTGGGTGGAATACCAATGTTAATGCGTGTGATACGTTTAAGTTTTAATAGTGAATAATATTTAAATGTAGTTAGAATTTACACCAATTCCAACTTTTTAAACAAAAGAATAAAAGCGGTTGTTATTCATTTTCTGTTGGATCAAAATAGTCTTTTGTATCAGCATCGGTTTCCTCTACAATATCAAAATCTGTTGCATTTAGAGCTTTTAACCAATTTTTAGAATGCTCCTTTTTATAACTATCAATAGCTTGCTTAGTGTCATCTATGAAACCATGGGCTGTCATTAAAACTTTACCTACCGATGTAACGTCGTTGACGTGGTTTTTATCAACAGAAAGCTTTGTTCTCTTAGCAAACTCAACGTCTTTACCATTCTTTGTTGCTTTTATTTTATTTGTACCTGAGTTAGTCACATTACCAAAAGTGATAACAAGGGAAGCGTCGAAGTACATTGTATTTCCTCCCTTATTGGCTATCTTTGGTTGAGCCATAATATTTTCAGCTTTAGCTACCCAGATTTTATTTACTGCTAGCATTGTGTTTGTATATGGCTGACTCTGTTTACGTGATAATACTATCTTCTGGTTAATAAAATTACCAAATTGTTGAGACATTGCACCTGCATTCCATTCATTATTGTTTTTATTTGACTCTACGGATAATTTACACGGAATAGATCCTACTGAATCCCATAAAAATAATAAATCGTAAGGCAATCTACCATTCTTTTGCTCATCTAATAAATCAGCAATGAATGCAGCTACATCTTCAATTGTATTTAATCTTTCTCTATCAACATAGATAAAAAAACCTTTGTAATCTGCTACTTCTCCATTCTCATCTGGGATATCCTCAACTTGTAATCCCATTTGTTTAGCATGCTCCCAGTTCCACTTCATTTCCGTAATAATAAAAACAGGTAAGATGCCCATTTTCTGGGCACTTACTGCTGCT